ACTTGATTTGTTGGTGGCGGAGTGTTATGATTTTCGTATTTGACAAGTGCAGATGATGGAAAATTTGTTCCTGCCCATGGCATGGTCACGGGATTGTACTGAATAAAATCTTGTAAAAGTCGACTGGAACCACGGCCATCTGATTCTAATATATATATAAAACGTGAACCTGTAATAAATCTCATATAGCGTATAACTCTATAGTAGTTAGGATTACTTACTGATACATTTGTTCTATGTGCAAGTAATGTAATTTGAGGTTGTGACCCATCAGATGCTATTCTTGTTCCATCGTTATTTAATCTGATCCATTGCCATGAACTTGGTGAATTGAAGGGTTGTGTAGTATCATATTTATGCCACGTTATACTCGTTGCACCCCAAACAGGATTTTCATTTTGAGTATAATAATATACATTTTTACCATCAAACCCACACGGAATACTTGTTTGAACATTAATTTCGTGAATTGATGTATCACCTGTGAAATATTCCCATGATGCTTGTTGAGTAATAACTTTTGTTGAGTCATAGCGTGCAAAATATTGAAGTGTACCAGTTCCAGTAATGTTTTTAGACGAAACATATAAATATCGTCCATCTGAAATATACGGTCCATCACAAAAATCTATGGGATTGGGTGATAATGATGCACCATTTACTTGTGTATAAGCACTCATACTCAAAAAGTTTTGTGTATCCATTTTTGCAACATAGTACCCAGCAGTTGCAAAATATATGTACCGTCCATCAAATGTTGGCATGAAATAATATGCAGTGTTAGGAAGTTGAAGTGTATCATATGTTCCCGGAAAAATGTCCTTTATAGACGCTGGAAGATTATTATTTGTTAGTGGCCATGTATAAGAACTTGCCGACGTGAAACTTGCCGTTGTATCATACCGAACCCAAATCAAATTATTGTGAACATTGTGTCCGGGTATATTTTGGTTTCCAGATGTTTGATTTGTTGAGTATGTGAGTGTCCCTGTCACAAGTAAATCAGACCCACTATTCGCATACCCAGTAATGACCGCACTTGTAAATGCACCACAATATGAAGTCCAAAACGCTGAAAGAGCCGTTTGGTCAGAAGCACTCAAAGAACCTGATTTATTATAAAATCTATAGACAATTGTCCAAATTTTCAAAGTTCCATCGAGTGAACCACTTACTATACTCGTATACGTCGATCCAATGATAAAATAATTAACTTGATAAAACATATATACGTATCGAGCATCGGTAATAATTGAAGTACTCGATGGTCTTATAACATTAATTCCATCACCATCAGGATTTGATGGAAACGAGTTAAATGGATTATACCCAATGGTCCACGGTGTTGTACTTGTCGCAAGAACAGTTGTGAGGTCTGCTTTTTGAAGAGCTCCGCCACCTATTGCACCGGATCCAGGTTTTGATCCGTAAATCGTACCACCGTTTGTTTTTACGAATGCAGACGTACCATCTCCAGGTGTCCATTTATACCATGTTCCCGTATCCTGATTATAAAACCGAAACGAATTGTTGAGTAAAGGACCCATGATAATATAGTTTTTCCATCCTATACTCCAATCAGGGTCAAAGTTTTGTCCGGCATCACCCGTTAACGCCTGTAAATTCGACGTGACGTACGAAGCGCCGTCTAAAAACCCGTTCGAAGAAATATAACTCGACGGTAAGTTTTCAAACTTTTCGTATTCGACATCGAGACGAACGTCTTGACGATACAACTGTGCCATGTTCAAAACATCCATATCGAAATTCAGACGCGTATAGTATTCGCGCGGAGCTGATATGACCGATGTATCGTTTTTACCTTCGAGGATAGTTAAACCGGCTTGGTTTTCATAGGCGACCCCGAGATCGTCTTGGAGGTACAAACGTTCACTTGTCAATCTATCGATGGTTTTACCACCAATCTTGAGTTCGACACTCTTTATGAGTTTCGTACCAACCGAATCAACATACGAAAACCCTGTTGTCGGTGGTGGTGTAAACCCTCGGATCCAACCTGCCTGTATGACGGTCAAAGGTGCTGTGAGTGTTCCGCCTGAAAAGTTGTATCCAGGGTACGACCCGACCGTCGTCAAAAAATCAGGCGACCGAATATCGAACCCCCAAAACGATGCACTCTGTTCATTACGAAACACGATGTTCGAGTACGTGGGCGACGTAAACACGAACTTTTGTACCGAAGAGTCGTACGCGACTGAAATGTTTACATAGCCTACAAAGTTTGTCGCCCAAGCGCTGAGAAACTGCGTGTTAAAGTACCCGACGAAATCACCGGGTTGAATCGCGAGCGTGTTCGTGTCGACATAGACACTTCCGTCCACCTGGTCTGTATACAAAGGATACACATACCCTGGACCCAGAGGTGTGTACAACTGTGGCAGTTCGGACCGAAGAGTCAAACGACGAACGATATCGGCTTTCGAGGGAATACTCGCGGAGACAGTCCCGCCAAACTCTGGCTTTGAACGATCAATTGGAACCTCGAACGTTTCAGCGACATATACGTCCCGAGGTTTATAGTTTAAAGAAAAAAGTGTTTTCTGTGGATCCTGAACGAATGTTCCACCGGCTTCAAGGTGAACCTGAGCACCGGACATTCTCCTACCAGGAGGCGCGTTTTTTGTTTTCGATCAAAAAGAACACTGTACAACAGGGACGATGTTACAACTTCGTAAGTTTGATCCGAGTCGAATCGCGGACGACAAAGTGTGTGTCTTTATAGGAAAGCGAGGAACCGGTAAATCGACCCTCGTCACAGACATTATGTATCACAAACGTCACATACCGGCTGGGATCGTCATGTCTGGAACCGAGGATGGAAACCATTATTATCGCCAATTTGTTCCAGACCTGTTCATTTATGGTGATTATAATCGGGACGCTATCGAACGTGTTCTGGAGCGCCAACGCCGGATCGTCAGTGCTGGTGGAAAATCGGGTGCTTTTTTGCTTATGGACGATTGTATGTACGACAAAGCGTTCATGAAAGACACGTGTATCAGACAATGTTTCATGAACGGACGACACTGGAAAATTTTTTTCATTTTGACCATGCAATATTGTATGGACCTGAGTCCGGATTTGCGTGCAAATGTCGATTACGTTTTCGTTTTACGTGAGAATGTGATTCAGAATCGCGAGCGCCTATACAAATCTTTTTTTGGAGTTTTTCCGACATTCGATATGTTTTGTCAGGTGATGAATGCCTGTACAGAAAATTACGAGTGTCTCGTTTTGGACAATACGAGCAAATCAAACAGAATCGAAGATTGTGTGTTTCATTACAAAGCACCGATTCGACGAGGATTTCGTATCGGATCCGAAGCGATGTGGAATTGTCACACGAAAAATTACAATCCGAAACACTCGATAGGAACTGCAAGTGCTTCGGCGCCTGTTAAGAAGAAAGTCACTGTGAAGAAGGTGTAGCTCCGGCATTCAAAGCCTCCTCGATGAGTGCGGCCGAGCGCGCAACTGGTACGTCCTCTTCTTCCGGCTCCGGCTCCGGCTCCGGCTCCGGGACTACGGGCTCGGGGACTACAGGCTCGGGCTCTGGAGGTGGAGCTGGAGGTGGTATGTAACCCATGTTATTATCAGTACACAAAAAAAGTGCGCCCTGTAAACGCAAAAACACTTCTGTGACGGTTACAGAAAACATGCCGCTGATTGAAAACCTCGAGTTCGGTGGCGGTGGTCAGTCTGATATGTTGAAATATATCCCGACCGTTGAAGAAGATACATCACCACCACCACCACCTGGGTCGTCACCGCTCGATTTTTCTGATGAAAAAAACTCTGGCCCAATAGAAATGGACTTTTCAACGCCGATTCAGGACGTTATGCCTTCGGCTGCTTTTGATCCATCACCACAAGAGGACACACTGGCTGGTCCATACAAGTCTCCAACAACCTCGCGTGTTGTTGGTCTGAGCCCTGGGATTACTCAGGGTGGCGGGGACAAAAAGGGCCCAGCTGGTCTGACCAAAGAACAGATGCACGCTCTGATTGCCGGCGTTGCAGCGGTCATCGCTTTTTCTAAACCGATCCAGTCCAGACTCGCCGATTTTGTTCCCAAGTTCCTCGGCGAGTCGGGTGATCTCAGTGTGACCGGTATGGCTGTAACAGCTCTTGTTGTTGCAGTTCTGTTTTACTTTGCAAATCGTCTGATGGAGAATCAGTCGTGAATCTCACCACCACAGTACGGTTGATTTTGATTGAGGGAATAAATACCGAGTGAAGTACACAAAGTTCGAAGATCTTTAAAGTTTTGCCAAAACGCTTCCGAGTGATCGTACTCAGGAACGGTAATATGTGCGAGTTCGTGAATAAGCACGTGCATCGCGGCATTTACATTGCCTTCGTCAAGGCATATGTAAATTTCGTACCCTTTGTTTACGTTGTAACCTATCGTCCCTTTGTTCATGCGTGTTTGTGAAATACCCGTAAGGATCGGACGTTTCCGACGAAGAACCCTGAACCGTTCGTCAACAACAGTAGTTTCTCTGAGATGTTTCAGTAAAATTTCGTAGCGTGTTTTGAGTTCAGTTAACATACGATCTTC